GACCAAAGTGCAGACATTCCAGGATTGTTTGGTGTTGATGTTCTTGACATTTACACACACAACAAACAGATTGGAGTTGACACAGGTTCAACAGATGTTGTTTCATGGGTTGAAGATGGACTTGTTACTGAATATGATTTTCATTTGAATCTGAATCAAGATGCAGTCATCAATCAACTTCAGTTCTTATTGGTTGCACAAAATCCAATTACTGGAACATATTTTGAACTTGACAAATTCAATGTTGTTGTTGGAACTGCAATTGTTTCTGCAGGTGTTCAACAGATAAATGAAAACACAACACGTGGTTACATATTAAAGTCTGCAGACCAGTTCAATGATTTGATTGTTGAAGTTGGTCCAAATGTTGGTGGTTTACAACATTACACAGGAAGATTTGCACAGAAAATCAGTTGGCAGGATTGGATTCAGAATCTTAATGTTGACACAATATTTTATGACCTTGCAAAACCAAATAATAATTTCAATTTAAAATCAAGTAATTATTCAGATTTGAATGATTATCAAATAAAACTTGCTATCAGTGGAAACATTGATGGTGTTTCATTGTTGGGTGTGTCTGGTAACACCGATTATTTAGCCATTAGCCCTTCATTAACTGTTTACAATTATGAAGAAGATGGAAACATCACCCCTGTGTGGGGTTGTGTTATTGATACATTCAACAATTCAAACATGGCAGATTTGGGTGGTGCAGTTATGACAGGACAAGACACTTTGTTCAGGGCAACTTGGACAAATTCAGGTGGTCCAGTTGCATCATTGGTTGATATTTGGGGAATAAACAGAATTGAACAAACAGACCAACCAGGATTTGCAATCACAGAAATGTCAAGTTTGAATTTACCAAGTACAACACAAATTTTAAAACCAAAAAGTGGATTCACATTGTTGGATGTTTATTTGGATTCAGGAAATGTTGTCATGGAATGTCTGATTGATGGAACACAAGTTGTTCCAGGAATAGAATACAATCTTTCAGCAAGAATACAAGATGAAAATGCAATTGATCCAAAAGCAAAATTGACAAGTCCTGACAATACATTGAAAGATACGAGTGGAACAATAGAAACTAAACAAGAAGCACCATGATAGTAATACAATTACCAAATACAACACCATACTTTTTTGGAAGTGGAATGGCTTGGAAGCTGAAAGGAAATTCACTACCAGAAATTATTGACACACCGATGAATGACATTTGCATTTGTGATTTTATACAATGTAAATATTCAGAAAAAGTGTTTGCACTTGGTGGTGGTGAATGGTGGAAAAATGATAAGTCAGAATTTCTTTTCAAAAGACTTGTAGGAACAGACACAATTGACATTGAACTTTGGAAAGATGGTGTGAAGGTTGATGATTTGAATGATGGTTCAAATGGAATCTTTTACAATGGATTTGCAAGTGGTTCTTCAGAACAACAATTGTATATTGGTTATTTGGTCGAATGGGAAAAAGTTCTTTTACTTCATGGAGTAGGTGAATATCAAATAAAAGCAAACTTGAACATTGTTGGAAGTGCAACAACTTATGAAAGCAGATTATTTAATCTTTGTGTTTATTCTGACATTGCAGCACATCAAACAGTTAGGTTTGAAAGTTATCAGGATGGAAACATCATTGGTGGTCAATTTGACTTCACTGGTCTTAATTGGTATCAATCAATGCGACTTCCAGGAACATTTGGAAATCCAACACCTATTTATGAGAACACAAGATATACAACATCAAATCCACAAAGGAAAATCAGACAAATAAAAGATAAAATGTCAACAGAATATTTCTTGAAGACAAAGAAGATTGGATGGGAAACAGTTCAAAGTTTGATATACAATGGAATGTTGGCAAATGAATTATTATTTACTGATTATAATATAAAAGCAGAAACAATCTTCAGAAGAATTGGTGTGTTTCCTGCAGAAATTGAGAAACCAGAAATCAGTGGAACACCTGACAAAATCTATAATATTAAATTTACAACAAACACAGACACATTGCAAAAACGAAATTATTAAAAACAAGAAATCATGGGAAAACAAATCAATCAATACACAAAGACAAGGGTAGCAGCATCAATAACATTGTTTGACTATATGGATTTAGATTCAACAGAAGACAGTGGAACAACATTTGAGTCTGCGAAATTGACTATTTCGGAGTTAATGAAGTATATCAACACAAATGGATTGAATATATACAATGATGATGCTTCAATAATATCAGATAGAACACTATTTGCAAATACATATTTCACAAAATGGGATGGTGGTGACGTTGGAATTGAAATGTCAGATGCAATCAATGATTATGGTTTTTTTATAAACAATGATTTAGGTGTTGAAAAAGCAAGGTTTGGTTTTGACCAGACAACAAGTTCTGGAATATTAGAATTAAATAATAGTGGTGGTCTGTTTTTTAGTGCAAATGATGGAATAGTTTTAATAAATAAAGTTGCACCATTTTCAACTGCTGTATTATCTGTTCAAGGTTCTGCGGCAATATCAAGTAGTTTATCTTTAGGTAATGAACCAATAATTGGTGCATCATTATCAATGCCAGATAACTGGAAAATGATAATCGGTGGAACTGCACGACTTGGTGCAAACTCTGGAACAACATATCTTGATGCAGGAAATGACAATGTTATTGAAGTAAGGAATAATTCAAACTTTGTTTATTCAAAATATAATAATAATTTATTTGAATTAAATTCAATAGCAGCTTCAGTTTCTTTTCAGACAAGAAGTTATGACTTTAATATTTACGGTCAATATTGGGATGGTGCAACAACACAGTTAAAACAAGCACAAATCAAACATAATGTTACAACAGGGATAACAGGAGAAAGTCAAATAGATATTTCTATCGGTGGTACAGTAATGGCAACAATTGATGAAGATTCAACGGCAGGGAATACACGATTTTTAATTTATGATGTTGACAACGCAACGCTTGAACGTGTATCTGTTGGAATAGCTGATTCAGGTGGTGCAGGATTTAAACTTTTAAGAATACCAAATTAATTAATAACTTTATAAAAAATAAATATCATGATTAAGATAAACAAACAATTACAAAGACCAGACAAAGGAACATTATCTGCAGGAAGTATAATTGATTACAATGCAAGATTTATTGGTGAAACAATGCAAGTTATTTATGACTTGACACATTGGTTTAATGAACTTGCAAAAGATACGGCAAAAGAAGATGGTTGGTTGCCAGTTGCAGGAATAACAAATTTCAGTTATAAATTAGTTAAAGATTGCACACCAGAAGAATGGGCCAAATTAAATGATGTTGGTTCTGCACAACTTGTTCAAGAATGGTTGCAAGAATTAATTGATTCAAAAATTGGCGAAGGTTACACAGAATTAATTTAAAACAATAAACACATGGAATTTACAAAGGAAGAAAAAGAAATGATAATTGCAGCAATTGATTTGTCAGTTGCAACAATATCACGTGGAGTTGGGCAAATAGCACCAGAACACAAACAAGAAGCAAGAATGAACATTGCAAATTATTTAAACCTTTCACAAAAGGTTGAATCAATGAAAGAAAAACCAACAAAGTAATGTATAAATTAAGCCAAAGAAGTAAGTCAAGATTGGAAGGAATTCATCCAGTCTTGATTTTAATAATAGAAGAAGGAATAAAAGACAGTCCATTTGACTTTGGTATTCCTCAATTTGGTGGTTTAAGAACTGCTGAAGACCAAAATATGTTGTATCAAAAAGGACGTGAATTACCTGGTTCAATTGTTACAAATACAGATGGTTATATTAAGAAGTCAAACCATCAAGCAAAAGAAGATGGTCTTGGTCATGCCTTTGACATTTATGCTTATGTAAACGGGAAAGCATCATGGAATGGAACACACTTGACTGCAATTGCAAAACATCTTCAGAACATTGCAAAAACTAAATTTGGTGTTGTTCTTGAATGGGGTGGTGATTGGTCAAGGTTTAAAGATATGCCACACTTCCAAATAAAATAATCATGGTAAAATATAAATTATTTAAAGATGTATTGTGTGAAGAAACTGGTGGAAAGTATTCTTCCAAAAAAATATGGGGTGCAATAATTATGTTTTTAGTTTGTGCAGCTTTTATTTTAGATGGTTTACATTTTTACACTTCAAATGAAAATCTTTTTAATTCAATGCTTATTGCAGGAACAACATTGATTGGTTTGAAGTCAATTGGTCAAATATTTAAAAAGAAAGAAGATGCAACAGTCTGAAGAAGATTTTCAAGAACTAAACGAAGCAATTGACAAAGGTTCAAGGGGTTGTCTTATTCTTATTATATTAACTATTTCAATAATTTGTTATGCAGTTTTTTTCTAAACAAACAATCATAATCATTTTACTTTCATTTATTACAATCAATTCAATTGTTGAATGGATCATTCCAAAAGAAAAAGAAATTGACATTGAACGTGAAATCAAACTTCATGACATCAGACAAGAACGTGATTTGCTATTGATTGAAGCTATTAAAAAAGATACATTAATTAAAACCTTATACAATGAATTCAACAAAATTGAAAATGATGTTAGTATTGACACTGCAACTGTGTCTGACTTGCGTGGTATGTTCACAGACTACCTTTCAGAAAGAAGATAGTATTTGTTTTAGTGGTCCAGATGCAAAAATAATTATTAAGGATTTGAAACGTGGAGAAATTTGTGACAGTATAATGACAACACAACAAAGTTTGATTGAAGACATGAAATCCATTTTAAAAGGATATAAGGAAGAAACAGACATCTTGATTGAACAGAATGCAGAAACAGAAAGAAAGTTGACTGTATCAAATAGAAAGATTAAAATATTAGGTTTCACAGTGAAGTTTGGAATTCCAATTGGACTTGCAACAGGATTTGTTCTTGCAACAAGTTTAAAATAAACAAATGTAATTTTCAGATGTTATTGGTTTGTTTTTTTAGCCTGGACAGTATTTGTTCAGGTTTTTTTTATTACATTTGAATCCAATCATTTTTTTCACCTCTAAGTTTTTAAAATGTGGGAAAGCCTGGACAACCTGTTCAGGCTTTTTTTTATAATTATTTTTTAATTATTTCAATATTTATTTGGTAATAACAAAAATAAATGTATCTTTGTTGGGTAATAACACAAATTTAAAAACTTAGACAAATGAAAATATTAGACAAAGAAAACTACAAAGTGTATAAAAACACAAATGAATTAAATGAATTAGAATTTATCATCAAATTAGAGTGGGGAACAGAAGTTTCTGTTTTTGGTTCTGCATCAATTGAATTTGATGAAGATGGTGAAATTGACACAGTTGTTTTTAATTCTTCAAGAATCCATGACAATGATGAAGGAATGGACATCACATTGAATAAAGATGTGATGCAATCTATTTCATTATTGATTGAAGATTCAATTTTGAATGACACATCAAATCATTATTTAGATATTGTTGAAGATATCACAGATTATTCAAAGCCTTTTATATCTGAAAAAACTATTCAGATAACAGAAGAATCAATGCGTTTAAATGGTTTTATTGATTAATATGGAAACATTTGAAATTGCATTGGTTGTTTTGTTCCAGGAACAAGAAACCAACAGGATTGAAAAAGGAATGACAACAGTTGTTCCTTCAATTCAAATCCTTTACAATCAACAAATAAAAACAAGTATTAATCTATTAAAACAAAATTAAAATGGTAGGAACTATTATCACAATCGGACTTTTCAGTGCATTATTCTTTTGGATATTTGAAGAACCAATGATCAAGTTTTTTAATAAGCACAAAGAATTTACACTTGAAGACATTGACATTAAAACAATTGAAATACAAGGAATTCATCACGATGACTTTCCAGACTTCTGTGATGCTTTTATAAGTTATGCAGAATTTAAAGATGGAACAGTCTTGAATGATTCGCAGCTTGACAAATTAATGGATGACAATGAAGGTCTTGTGAATGAATTAATTCATGAAAATCAACTTTATATTTAAACATTTAAAACTTAGAACAATGAAAAAAAAACCGTTAAGAATTAAAGAAGCAATTATGTTCTTCAACAACAATAAGAGTGAAGAAGAAGAAAAGTTAAATCAATCAAAGATTGGTGTAATGTTATTACCAGAAATGGATGAAAAATCAGCAGGTTGGTATGTGTCACAATGGACGAATGACAAGCAGCTTGGAAAGTTGAATCATCACATTATAAAAAGAATTTGTGAAATTACAGGTGTTGATTTAAACTTCCTTTTTGGAATAGAAAACAATTAATAATTAAAAACTTAGACAAATGGAAAAGCAAGAAATACAATTATTAAACACAGAATTAAAAAAGATTCAAAACAAGTTTGTGAAATTGACTGATGAAAACACATTCAAGAAAGAATGTTCATTTGCAATGCAGCATTTCAATAAGAATGATTTTTTGGCAAAATCAACAATTGAATCAAAATTGGAAGCAGTTTTGAATGTTGCACAAATTGGTTTGACATTGAATCCAGTTTTAAAATTTGCATACTTAGTTCCAAGAAGTGCAAAGATTGGTGGACAATTTGTTGTTCAATGTCATCTTGAACCATCATATCAAGGTCTTGTTAAACTTATAACAGACACAGGAAGTGCAACAAGTGTTTATGCACACATTGTTTATGAAGGTGACGAATTTGAAGAAACACTTGGAACGAGTGTTGAAATACTACACAGACCAAAAAGAACGTCAAAAGAAATAAAAATGGTTTATGCAGTTGCAGTTCTTCAAGATGGTAAAAAGCAAGTTGAAGTGATGACAGTTGAAGAAGTAAATGAAATTCGTGAAGGTTCTGAATCTTACAAAGCATTTTTAAAAAACAAAAACATTCCTTGTATTTGGCAAAAGCATTATTCAGAAATGGCAAGAAAGACAGTCATCAAAAGATTATGTAAATATTTACCAAAAACCCAACAATGGGAAAAGATTGCACAGGCTATTGAATTAACAAATGAAGACTTCAGATGCACAGTCGGTCAGATTGGATTGATTGAAAGTTTGTTGATGAATGCAAACATCACTGATGAAGATAAAAACAGAATTGAAGCAGATGCAGAAAGTCTTTCATTTGATGCAGCAACAAAGACCATTAAATGGTTAAAAGAAAATCAACTGAATGGATTGACACATTCATTGTCAAACAGTGCAACAGACATTGCAAATGAAGTTGGTGAAATATATCGTGAATCAAAAAAAATATAGTATGGAAAAACATGGATGCAATAGTTGTAAAGAATTATATGAACAACTTGAAGGTAATTTTCCAAGAAGTTCAATCACAAAAAGTGGTTATGTTGGAAAGTGCAACAAATGTACAAGTGAATATCAAAGTAAATGGTGGAAAGAAAGGTTTGGAGTAGATAAAGAATTAAGACCTGCTGAAATAATAGATGCACCACCATTGTCTAATAAGTTACAAAAGGAATATATTAGAATATTAAACAACTTAAATGACCACATGGCATTCAAACCAAGAATACAAAGTTGGAGTACTATCAAAGCAAATAATAATAATTTTTTTAAAAACTTAGACAAATGACAGAAGCACAAAGAACAACTTTATTAAAACAGATACATTCTGGAAAGGTAAAATCAGACAAAAGTAAAATACTATATTTTATTTATGACAACAAAGAAACTGGAATCATAACACTTGAATATCATTTTCCTTCAATGGAAAAGTCAACAATCACTGCAAGATGTTCTGAATTGTTAAACGAAGGATTGATTTATGTGTCAAAAACTTATTTTGAAGGCAGTCAGACTTATTCATTATTTGATTATGAATCAAATGTTATCAAGCAAGAAGAAAACCGTTTAAATCAAAGGAAACAAAAATTTGAACTTTGGAAGAAACGTGCAATTCAATTTGCAGAATTGATGTCAGAAGAAGAAAAAAGTTTCTTTGGTATTGACACAATATAAAATATTATTGTATATTTACAAAAGTGAGTTACGGCACTAATAAGACATCTTTATAAAACCAATAGTGGATTCGCCCGTAACCGATGAAGCTATTGGTTTTTTTCATTTATGATATATAAAAGTAAACATTCACAAAATTTCACAGTTATTCCAAATGAAATATTTGGATTGACAAAAGATGGTCTTGCAATAGGAATATTTGCATATCTATTGAGCAGACCAACAGATTGGATCACTTACAAAACACAACTTTATAAACATTTCAAACAAGGAAGAACAAGGATTGACCAAGCATTTAACGAACTTGAAGAACTTGGTTTTATTTGTGGAATTCAAAAGGTTTCAGATAAAGGACAGTTTATTGGCTTTGAATGGGTTGTTTATGATTATCAATTTGACAAAAACCGTAAATCGGAAAACCGATTGTCGGAAAACCGTCAATCGGAAAACGAACAACTAATAAGTAAAGATAATACTAAAGATAATATATTAATAAATAAAGAAGATTTGGAGTTTGATTTTAATTTAACACAATCTAATAAAAAAGAAAAAATTGAAAAGAAAAAAAGTTCCGAACAAAAAAGAAAAAAGTTTGAACCACCAACAAAAGAAGAAGTCATTAAATACTTTGATGAAAAAGGATATTCTAAAGAACAAGGTTTAACGGCTTTTAATTATTATGATGTTGCAGATTGGAAAGATGCACGTGGTAATAAAGTTGTAAATTGGAAACAGAAAATGATTGCAGTTTGGTTTAAACCAGAACACAAAAAGAAATCTTCAGGAAATGAAGGTGGAACATTTGACATAAATGATTATTAACTGATAGTATAAGATGCGTAGCTTTTTTGCTATGCAATTTATACCGTGTTAGCATTAGTTTTTAATAATAAATAAAATAGATATGAGTGATAAAATAAATTTAGATAAATTTTATACACCAAGTAAAATAGTTGACTTGTGTATTTATGAGTTTTGGGAAACATTTAAAGAGGTTACAGAATTAATTGAACCGAGTGCAGGTAATGGTGCTTTTAGCTTAAAATTAGATAATTGTATTGCTTATGATATTGAACCCGAACACAAAACTATAATTGAACAAAATTTTTTAGAATTAGATTTGCCTTACAAATACGGTAGAGCAATAATAGGAAACCCACCGTTTGGCAATAGAAATAATTTAGCGTTGAAGTTTTTTAAACATTCAATTAAAATGTGTGATATGATTGGTTTTATATTACCAATAAGCCAATTAAACAACGTAGACAGCCTTTATGAATTTGATTTAGTTAAAAGCGTTGATTTAGGTAAAATGGAATATAGCGGAATTGAAGTGCATTGTTGCTTTAATCTTTATCATAGACCAGAAAACGGAATACTAAATAAAAAACCTAATTTAAAAAGTGACTTGTTTAGTTTACATAGAACCAATAGAGATAATTTTGAGAACACCAAAGCTGATTTTATGTTTTGCAAACGTGGAAGTGTTGGTAAAGAAATATTTGAAGATGGTAAACGATATGGAGATGAATATAAAGTAGTCGTTTTTGATAAAAACAATTTAGAACACGTTAGAAATACAATTTTAAAACACGATTGGAAGAACTTTAAAACCCACCAAAGTAGCCCAAACATAAGTAAAAATGATATTTACAGACTGTTTCTGTAATTAATGCTAACGGTTAAAGTAAAAGCTGTTTATTGCTTTTTACTTTTGTGTTATGCACAGTTTATTAATGAATTAAAAAAATAGATATGATTACAATAACAAACGAAGATAATATGGAACTAATGGCAAGGTATGAAGATAACCGCTTTGACCTTGCAATAGTAGACCCACCTTATGGGATTGGCTTTGGTGCTTTTAATAGAACAAATAAAGCATGTGATGGAACAAGAATAAAAGCGGATAAATATAAAAACTCTAATTGGGATGATGGAATACCAACAGAGGAATATTTTAAAGAACTATTTAGAGTAAGTAAAAACCAAATAATATGGGGTGGTAATTACTTCCCTTTTATTTGGGGTTACGGTGGTAAAGGATTTATTTATTGGCACAAAGGAAACCCAGTACCAAACTTTGCAGATGGTGAGCTTGCTTGGACTTCTTTTAATAAAGTAGCAAAACAATTTGATTACAGATATTATGGCAATTTAGAAGGTAATACATCTGCAAGCGAAAAGCATCACCCCACCCAAAAGCCTATACAACTTTATGAGTGGTTACTTGATAATTATGCGGAGGAAGGAAACAAGATACTTGATACGCATTTAGGTAGCGGTTCTATTGCTTTAGCCTGCCATAATAGAAAATTTGAATTAACGGCTTGCGAATTAGATAAGGATTATTTTGAAGCAGCTACCAAAAGATTAAAGAAACACCAACAGCAATTAACTATGTTTTAATTGTGCCTAATGACTACTGTATGTTTAGTGCGAATTATTAACTGATAAATTAAATAGAATGAGTAAAAGATGTGAATTACAAAAAGAATACCACAGAGAACATGGTAACTACAAAGGCGTTGGAAAGTATTCCGACCATTATGTGAATTGGTTAGAAAGCAAGATTTTAGCATTAAATATACAGAATGTTAGCAACAGTTTAACAGAGTGTTGTAATTCTTTTATGGATTATGATGAGGAACATAACGAATCTTATTGTGCTAAATGCGGAAATTGTTGCTAACACCAAACGATGTTGCGTTTCAATGCAATATCGTGGCTGTTATAAAACGTATGACGGAATGAAGTGTAACGGAATGAGTAATATGTTAAGCGAAAAATAATAAACAATTTTAAAACTTAGAGAATGAAAAAAAATCCAAATGAAGGAATGATGCAACCACAAGCAATTGACATTGAAGAAATTGTTCTTGGTGCATTGTTAATTGAAAAGACTGCAATCATACAAGTCAGAACAGTATTAACACCAAAAACATTTTACAAAGAAAGTCACAAGAAAATATTTTCAGCAATTGTTGACCTTGACATTGCATCAGAACCAATTGACATCATAAGTGTGACAATGAAATTAAAATCAAAAGGTGAACTTGATTTGGTTGGTGGTCCATATTTTATAACACAGTTGACAAATCGTGTTGCATCATCTTCAAATATTGAATACCACTGCATGATTTTGAAGGAACTTGAATTGAAAAGGGAACAAATAATGTTTGCACAAACTATTCTTAAAAATGCTTATGACGAAACGTGTGATGCTTTGACAATAAATGAAATTATTTCACTTGAAGCAAACAATTTATTGACTATAATGGACACGAACATTGAACAAAGCAATGTTGAATTAATTCGTGAAGCAACAAAAGACATTGAACAAGCAAAAGTCAAGCAAGGTGTTACAGGAATTAAAACAGGCTTTGATGAAATTGACCATCTGACAGGTGGATGGCAGGATTCAGACTTGGTCATTGTTGCTGCACGTCCATCAATGGGAAAAACTGCATACATACTTTCACAACTTAGAAACATGGTTGTTGAATTTGACTATCATGTTGCATTCTTCAGTTTAGAAATGTCTTCAAAACAATTAATGACAAGATTGATTTCAAACCAAACAGAACTTCCAATTGAAAAACTTAAGAAAGGAACACTTGACACAAATGATTGGACTACATACAACAAGAAAGTTGGTGCATTAACAACTGAAAAACTTCATTTGTTTGATAAAATAAATAACATTCTTGGTATAAAAAGCAAATGTCTTGAACTACATTCAAAAGGACAATTGGATTGTATTATGATTGATTATCTTCAGCTTTGTGAGTACCCACAATTCAAAAACAACAGGGAACGTGAAATCAGTGAAATATCAAGAACACTGAAACTTCTTGCAAAGGCTTTGAATGTGCCTGTGATTTGTCTTTCACAACTATCAAGAAAGGTTGAAGAACGTCCATCAAAACGTCCACAATTGTCTGACCTTCGTGATTCAGGTTCAATTGAACAAGATGCAGACATTGTTCAGTTCTTATTTAGACCAGGTTATTATGACATGGTTGCACCAGGAACAAATGATGTTGACAAAAGACTTGCACTTGCAATGTTTAAAAAACACAGAAACGGTGAACTTCAAAACATCAAACTTGATTTCAATGGTGCATTGGTTAAATTTGATAATTATGGAAGTCCAGAAAATAATAATGATTTACCTTTTTAATAATTTATAAAACTTAGAAAAATGAAAGACTACAAAATGATTATTGGAATTGATCCAGGTGCAAACGGTTCAATTGTTTACATGAAAATGAAAGATGGTGAAACACCTGAACTTCCTGTATCAGTTAAGATGCCAAAAGACTTCAAAGAAATCAATGCATATTTGAAAGAAATCACAGAAGGTTTTGACAGGTCCATTTGTTTCATTGAAAAAGTTGGAATGAATCCTTCAGACATGGTTGGTGGAAAAGCATTTGGAATTCAAAAACTATTAAGAAACTTTGAATTTTTAAAAGCTGCATTGATTGAAAACAATGTTGGATTTATTCAAGTTCATCCACAAACATGGCAAAGTCAATTGAAGTTGAAGTTGCCAAGAATAGAAGCAAAGAAAGAAAGCAAAACAGAAAGAAAAAACAGATATAAAAGAATTGCACAACAATATTTCCCTGCAACAGAAATCAGATTGTGGAACAGTGATGCACTTCTTCTTGTTTACTTTGGACACATGAAACTGACAACAGACGAACAATATATTCGTGAAAATTGTCCAGAAATTGATTTTGATATACTATTTTAAAAATAAAAACTATGAACATAAATACAATACATAATATAGATTTTTTAAATAATGATTTACCTGATAAATGTGCGAAGTTAATTATAGCAGACCCTCCATATTATAAAGTAAAAGGCGGCTTTGATTTTATCTGGAAAACCTTTGACGATTATTTAAAAGATGTAGAAAAGTGGGCGGTTGAATGTAAAAGGATTTTAGCAGATAATGGAACTCTTTTTTGGTATGGTGACGATAAAAATATTGCTTATGCTCAAATTATTTTTGATAAGTATTTTAATTTAGAAAATAGTTTAATATGGTATAAATATAACTTAAGGGGTGGTATGTTTGGAAGCACTGGCGGTGATAATGTTATGTGTTTTCCTATATGTACAGAAAGAATTTTAATGTATAGTAACGGTAATGACTACCACGATAGTGTGAGGAAAGCCATAAAATCTGTACAGGATTATTTAACCACAATCACCACAAGAAATGAATTAGCTGAATTGCTTTATAAAAATGGGAATTGTAAAAACATAGCAAGTGCAAAACAAAACGCAAATAACATACTTACTCAAAAAAGCGCAAAACCTCAATTAATATCTAAATATCAATACGATTTAATACCAGATAAAAATAATAAGGAATACGAAGAACTACGCAAGGAATACGAACAACTACGCAGACCGTTTAATAATAACTTTAATTTAAACGAGGTTTTACAATACAATACAAATACAAATAATGAATATGAACACGATACAGTTAAACCTGAAAAACTTACAAGAGCGTTAATTTTAACTTGTAGTCGTGAAAATGATTTAGTAGTTGTTCCTTTTGCTGGAAGTGGTACAGAGTGTGCAATGGCAGTAAAAGAGAAAAGAACCTTTATAGGCTATGAGATAACAGAGAAACACGCAAAGATGGCACAAGATAGAGCAGATAAAATATTAAAAGAACCAGAGTTATTTTAAATATTCAATAAAAATACTTAAATAACATATTGCACAATTAACTTTATTTTAATACATTTACACTTTAGAGGAATGAAAAACAACTACACACATAAAATCTTTAATTGTTCAGTTTGTTCATAAATGAATTATGAATCTTACATAAAAACTGACAAGAATGGTGTCCTTCACATTTATAACAAAGGACATTTCAATCAATATTTTCTTGACAATCCATCAAAGGATTTTATCATGAAGATAGAAATGATTAATTCAGACAAATCAAACAGACTTTTTGCATATTATCATGCTGAAGTTATTCCAAAGTTGATTCAAGGTTTCAGAAATCTTGGAGTGAATCACAACAAAATGACAATGATGGAAGAAATCAAGAATTATTCACCTGTAATGTGGGAATCAAACTTGATTGATGGAAAGGTTGAACACCAAACAAGGTCATTTGATGAACTTAATTTCTTTGAAAGGAAAAGACACATTGATGAATGCATCATCTTTGCTGCAGAACATATTGAAACAATAATTGATGAACCAAAATAATTTGTAACCAAATAAATTAATATATCATGAAAAAAGACCAAGACAACATCCAATTGTCAAAAGTGAAACTTGTGAAAGGTGGTGGACTTGAAGTTCACTATACTGAAACAGTTCGTGAAGGTGACATCACTGACAAAGTAAATTTTATAACAAAAAACACCATCAATCCACATCCAGACCTTGTGAAGAAAGTCAATGAATTGAAAGACTATCTTGCAAGATGCTATGGATTTAAT